GTTTTGGTGTTACCGATGCTAATAATGTTGCTCTTCAATTTATAGCGAAAGATCCAGGCGAATTTGGTAACAATATCACTATCTCTATCGGTAATACAGCTGATTTCACTAATGGTTCTACTTCTCAAGCTCTTCCTGGAGTTCTTTTCAGTCAACTATTTGACAGATATCCTACAACTACTGAAATAGCTATCGTTATTTCTGTTGGTGGCGTTATGGTAGAGAAATTTATTGTTTCTCTTGTTCCAGGAACAAAAGACTATACAAATAGATCTACTTACATCGAAGATGTACTAAACAGACAGTCTAACTATGTGTATGTGGTTCACAACAAATTAACAACTACTGTTGCTTCTGCGCTAGCTAACGATTCTACAACTCTTAAACTTGCTTATGGTAATTCTGGTCTTCCAAATACTGATGACATAGAAGTAGCATATGATGTATTCTCTAATAAAGAAGAAGTTGATGTAGATATAGTTATAGCTAATGAACAAGCGCATCTTGCGGCGGCTACTCTTGCTATGAATAGAGCTGACTGTATATGCTATGTAGGCGCAAAATATGAGAATGTAATCGGTCTTAAATCTTCAGACATTGTTGCTAAACAAATAGCATATATAAACGATTCAAATTCGCCAATGAACCTAAACACTTCATTTGTTGCGTTCTATGATAATTACACACAATTCTATGATAAATGGAATGATAAGTTAAGATGGTGTAATGTTGCTGGTCTTATTGCTGGCGCAAGAGCTAAAACTTCTTATAACTTATCAGAGTCTGAGGCTTCTGCAGGTCTTATTAATGGCGTGCTAAAAGGTATAACAAAGCTTTACTACAGTCCAAACTCGGGGCAAAGAGATTGGTGTGCCCGTTTAAAAAGAATAATAAATAACTGAAAGGTTATATAAAACACACAGACCTAAAACTTCGGAACTTTTAGGTCTATTTCATAACCTTTAATTAAAATTAAAGGCACTTCAATGAAACAACTTCAACAAGACATCCAAAACTATCTAAACAAATTCGGAAACGATGCTCTTACCTCAAACGCTCTCGTTATAAAAAGAAGAAAAGACGACATTATAAATTTCACTAGTTTTCTTCCGGAAGATACAAAAATGATGGAAAGAGTTTATATCATTTTCCACGAAATTAAATTAGAAGACCTAGCATGTAAAATATGTGGAAAGAAAAGAAAATTTCGTTCATTCGTGAAAGGCTTTAACAAAACTTGTGGAAATGGTTCTTGTAACTCAGCTTATGGTTCATTATACTCTACAGATCAAACTAAAAGAGTAGCAAAAATGAATGAAACAAAAAGTCTTCATACAGAAGAACGAAGAAAAGAAATAAGACAAAAATGTGATCAAACAAAAAGAGAAAGATACGGTGAAGATTATCGTAGATTAGAAGGATTAAAGGGTTATAAAAATGCTTTAGAAAGAGGAACTTTCTATTCTCCATTCCAAGAATGGTCTAATACAAATAATAAAGAAAAAATCAAAGAAACACATTTAAAAGCTGCAAAAACACTTAAAAGTAAAATTGATGAAAATGGATTAGATCATTATGATAGAATTCATCAGAGGAAACTAAATGATATAGATAAAAATGGATTAGATCATTACAACAGAATTCATCAGAGGAAACTGAATGATATAGATGAAAATGGACTAAATTACTATCAAAGACTACATATAAAAAGATTGAACGATATAGACGAAAACGGACTAAATTACTATCAAAGACTACATATAAAAAGATTGAACGATATAGACGAAAACGGATTAAATTTCTACCAAAGACAAACTGAAGCACAATATAATTCTGGAAGATTTACTAGACCAGAAGATAAAGACGATTTTCAACATTACAGATACAAAGTTTATAAATGTATGAAAAAATTCGATGAGCAGATAAAGAAGCTTCCGGATTATGATTTAAGAGGACATGCAAATAAAGCAGGTTCATACCATCTAGACCATAAATTTTCAATACACGAAGGCTTTAAAAACTGTGTTCCGCCATACATCATAGGTAATATAGCTAATCTTGAAATGATTTCTGCTAGAAACAATCTATCTAAAAATAGAGCTTGTTCGATTGATCTTGATACTTTAATAAACAACCTAGTCTGGTAAAAACAGACTAGGCTTCCTAAATAGTTACATCTAATGAAACTGAAAACTAAAAGCAAATATATTCTCTTAAACCTATATCACAAAAACAACCAAAATAAATAATCTGTGTGTTTTTATATTAAACACTTACTGTTCCGAAGGCAGTAATGTTCTTATTCTTTTTATTGTTATAAAAAGGTCTCGCCATATAGTGATATATGGAAAAATTAATCTATCTAATTGCTGGAAAATCCTTAGAGTCTATTCAACTACAAAGTAAGATGAAAATCTAAGCTTGAATGTTTAAAAATGAATAGAATTGGACAATCAGCAGCCAAGCTACTTTAAAATGTAGAAGGTTCAACGACTAGAACGAAAGTTCGTACACTCGAGTGAGTGGAAATGGTAGACATCTAGAAATAGATGAAGATATAGTCTAATCTTATAGGAAACTATAAGCAGCAGTAAATGCGGTATTTGTGTAACGAACAAATGCGAATATAAAAGCTTTTATACAAAAGTAGGGTAAACCCTGTAGTAAATTTTGTCGGACAAGGTAAAGTTATCTGGGGACAAAAAACTCTTAATGGTTATGCTAGTGCGTTTGACAGAGTTAATGTTAGATGCCTATTCAATAAACTTGAAAGAGTTATCTCTAAAATGGCTAATGCGTTCTGTTTCGCAAAAAACAACGAATTTACAAGAGAAAGATTCAAATCAACTATTACTCCGGTTCTTGCTCAAGATCCTGGTGTAGATCAGTTCTATATCGACTTAAGTAAGAATACTCCTGAAGTAATAGCTAGAGGCGAATTTATTGTTAATATACTTATAAAACCAGTATATACAATGGAATTCATATCTCTTGGGTTTACAGCGGTAGGAAATTCGCTCAAGTTCGAACAGGTGGTACAATCCATCTAACTATAAAAGCTATAAGTCAATTAAGACTTATAGCTTTTTCTTCCTTTTACCCAACCTTTAGTTACTTCTTCTGGTAATAATGTTTTACATATTTTAAGCTTATCATTATGATACCAACTTTTTCCTAGATTGGTTTTCATTTTTTCGGGATCCATATTCACAATCCTGCCTCTTCTAAACCCTTTATTCAAAAATTCTTCTATTCTGTCTTTCTCTACCTGAAAACTATCTACACCATTTGTCATCCAAACAGTACCTAAATTATTTTGTGTCTTCCCTTTAACCCAGCCATCATTTAAATACTCTTCTAACTCTTCTTGCTTAATGGATATACTTTCTCTACCCTTCTTTATCCAAATACGCCCAAAAGCACCACTATTTTCTCCTCTTCTTTTCTCAGCATATTTTTCTCTTTCTTCAGGAGTTAAACTTTGATAATATTTCTTTACTGCAGCTGCTCTCTTTTCTATGGTTTCTTTAGAAGGTTTATAACCTTTCAAACTTTCTGAAGTTTTTCTACCTTTTCTCTGATAACCAGTTAAACCGTCTTCGCCTACTTCAGACAGCTTTTCTTTTGTTTTTTGGATTATGAGTTCTTGAACAGACATTCCATTTTCTAAAATAGTTTCCTTCCTAGTTTTATAACCACGTCTACCACTATCCTGAGCATTAGTCAATCCATTCTCTAGAACTGTTTCCTTTCTAGTTTTCGCCGCCTTTAAAGCCGCCTTTTTATATTCACTCAAACCATTTTCATCAACAGTTTTAAATTTTTCGAAAATCTCTCTGTTAACTTTCTCAAAAAGTCTCGAATTAGTAATCTCTCCCCATCCTCTTTTTTCTGATGTGTGTTTTAGCTGCCAAAGAGCATAAACCATTTTTCCACCAAAAATTCTAGCTAGCATTATATGAGCTATAAAATGAGCTCTGTAAGATAGATTAACACCATTCCAAGGATATAAATTAAGATTTTCATATTCAGGAAATAACGCTCTTAGTAGTATATGATGTTTATGAGTATGAGTTTTACTTAATGTATTAAACTTCTTACAAAAGTTTATATACCTTTTCGAAAGGTTAGTGTTTGGTAGGAAGCTTTCTATGTTCATTATAATTCTCCATAAATTTTTTATAGATTATTTATTAGAGAACCAACAGCAACAAACCTTTACTCTATGAATCTTATTCCTTAAAATTACTCTACAAAACTAACTATCCTAAAGATTTCAATAATTTGAAATACCCAACGATTCATATTAGATTCAGTTTGAAATTTTCCTTCTATCTGAAAGCTTCCTTCAAAGTCGCCTTTCGTAATTTTAAAAAATTTCATTCCTTCAAAAAAGAAATAATCTATCTTTATTCCTTTCTCTTCTAAAAATTTCTCTTCTAAAAGAGAATATATTTCTACTCCACCGTAAATACTATCATCCGCATTATAATGAAATTTAAATACAATTTTAAAAAGGTCTTCTTCCTCACCTCTAGATACAACAAAAGAATGTTTTTCTTCTTCCAAACACTTATTACTATTGCCTTCTTTCAAAGAGTAAAACATTTCAAGAACAACTTTTCTTAGTCCATTTATACTATTAGTAAAATCTGTAAGAGGCAAATCTTGTATTTTAGTATGGATAAAATCATATTCATCAGAACCGCTAGAAGAAATGAATTTAAAGTCTTCTGTTTCTAAGTCTTTATGAATTGCGACTTGAAATAGAATATCAAAGCAGTTATAATCAGGAGATTCTATTTCCTCTATAGGAAAATAAGCGTAGTCGAAAAGAATTGACTCCTTTTCGTTTGAATGAAATTTAAACAATATAATCCTTTAAATTTTAAAATGTCACAGTTCTGTAATATGAAAAAATCGAATCATTTAATCCTGAACCAGTATCTTGAGGATTTCTACATATAGATTTTCTATTTAAATAGAAAAGAGTTTCTTTTCCTGTTTCATAATCAGTAGCAAAGTAAAGCTTATCTTTATAATTTCCTAGTATAAGTGTTGAATCACCAAATTTCTCGCTATTATAGAAAATCATATAATAGTCTTCATCAGCAAAATTGTCAACATAGCAGTCATAACCAGAAAGAGTACCAATATATTTTTCATCTCTTCCTGTTCCGCTTTTATCTGATGTAATAGATGATTGAATTGATGATAATAGGTATCCAGCTACTTTAGGAGACATTATAATCTCAAAAGAAAGACCTCTATTAATTATAGAGTTAAGAGACATAATATCCAAATTAAGATTACTAAAAAGTGCGCTAGGTATATCTTGGTTAGGTGGAAGGTCATTAGAATCTAAAGCTAGTGTTGGTAAAATTGTAGAAATATCTTTTAGTGTAAAAATTATCTCTCTATCAATTTCATCTATAACTACTTGAGAAAGGTTTTGAGCTATTTTATCTTCAAAATCAGTAGGATAAAGAAATTTTATATCTTCTAGAACTTCTCTTGTAATTTGAGTTTTGATTTTTTTACTTATAGCTGTAGTTTTAATTCTTTTTACACTTAGGTCTATTGAGTTAGGAATAGTAATTTCATTAGACTCAAAAAATCTAGAAAAGGCAAAAATAATAGATGATATATTTTTAGTAATTCTTTTTATTTTAGCCGATGAATTGTCAGAAGTTTTAATATCTTGACCTACAGACATTGAACCGTCATAAATGTCAATAAGTATATTAAGTTTTTCAAAATATCTTACTATACCTTTTCCTGTAGAAGTAGTAAGAGTATCTCCTACTGAAATATTCAAAGATTTATCAATCATAATAAATGAAAAATTTTGAGAGTTATTTGTTCCTTCTGGATGATGAGATGTATAGAAAGAATAGACAAAGTCTGTTGGAGTTTTCATTCTCTGAACAGAACATACATTACTTGCTAAACTATTTGAATAAATTCTTTCAAATATCTTTTTCTCTAGTGACGCAAACTCGACTAAATCTGTTGAGAGTGTACTTTCATTTATCATATCATATTACCTGCTTAACTTGTGAGTAATCTACTGTAAATCTACAAAAGAAGTCAGAATCATTTAGACCTGTTCCTTCGTCAAAAGGATTTCTTCCGAAAGCATATCTATAAAATACAACAAGGTTTTCTTCGCCTGTTTCAGGATTAGTTGCTGTAGTAATAGTAAGATTATAAGGGGAGAAAATCAAACCTGAATCAGTTTTAAATTTACCAGCATTAAATCCAACAATAACTTCTTCATCATCTTGATAGTTACTTTTTATAATATCGATATATCCGAGAGCTTTACCTATATAATCTGTGTCTGTAACTACATTTTCTTGTTCAGTTTTACCACCTTTTGATAGGTCAAGAGCACCAGAAGCTGAAAGAGCAGCAACAGTTCTATGTGAAGCAATAGCGAAGCCAACAATATTTCTTCCTGTTCTTTTAGAAATATCAGCAAGCTCTTTTACTATTTTGGTGTATATAATCGTGTAAGCGTAAATCAAATCTGTAGAACCATCTCTATCACTTACAACAAGATCTCCGCCTTCTCTTGCTATTGCTCTAAGATAATCAAACAACTCTTGCTCAACTTCGTTGTTTATTTCTTCTGCTAGAGTTTTAGCTATAATCTCTACAGCATTTTCCATTCCAAATTGAGCTTGAATATCTTTTATAACTTCTCTAGTTAAAACGGATTTAATCTTTCTAGTTTGAGTAGTAAGAGTAAGAGCTCTAATAGAATGATTAATTTCTCTAGGAACAAGTTTTTCACCATCAGAAGTAAGGAATGGACCAGAATAAGTATTGAATACCTTTTTAATAGCTATTCTTGAAGAGAAAACATCTTTTACTGTTTCTTTGTTATTTCCGTCAGTAATACTATCTCCAACAGCAAATGTTTCTCCTGGAACATCAAACTCAAGAAGAACTTTATTCAACTCAACAAATCTTACTGTTGCTATTTCAGGATTATTACCATCTTTTTTTATTCTAGCTCCAACAGTCCAAGGACAAGTAGAGGTCAATTTGATGACTTTAGTGTTATTCTCTTTAGCAGTTTTAGAATTTCCTGCGTAGTTCGCCGTTTGAACATAAACTTTGCCTATTGGGCCATCAAGAGGAACTATTGATGAAATTTTGTCAAGTATAGAATTGTTATAGGTATATTGAATTACCTTATCAAGTAGTTGTTCTTGAAAGGAAATATCTCCAACTGATGATTCGCTCAGCTGTATAGCCTTCTTTGAATTCTCTAAGACCTTACTGGCTGTTATTTCATTATTCATTAAACAGAACCTCTTTTTTATTTTGTACAATTCAAATCTTTACTATTTATTTGTAAGATAATCATAAACAGATATAATTATCTATAGTCCAAACTACTTTTAATTAGCTTCTATGACATCTCTATATTTTTTACCCAACTCGAGTCTCTTACTATTCTGTTTGAACCCTATTTGCTCCAAAAGAGTCCTTTCTTCTTCGGTTATTTCATTCAGAGTGTACCACTCCTTTAATTTCATACCGTTGAATTTAATGCAAAGATCGAGAAATTTCTTGTATTTATTCTCTTCGCTACTCATAGAACTTTCAAGAAGAAGCTCAGTTCTCCTTTTCTTCAAGGTTTTCTTGTCATCTTTTAAAAATATAAAGAGGCGCTTTAGAGTAAAAATAAAATTTCTATCTCTTAAACTTTCCTTATATAGTTCTAAAGCATATTCCCTAGAAAAAGTTTTATATTTTGAAAACCTTATTCTAATCGACTCTAGTTCACTTAGAAGTTTTTCTTGTTCACTAAATGTTTTTTTACCTTCAAAAATTTCATCTATTTCTTTCAACCGATTAGTGATATATTCATCTTTAGAACTCTTCTTCAACCTTTTTACAAATTTCTTATCAGTTACTTCGGTTACTCTTTCAAACTGTTCAGAAAGAAGAAGCCTAAATGAAAAATAATGAGAGTTATCAAGAAGATTTGAAAACGCTCTAATCTTATTGACAAAATACTGCTCTTCTGAAGGAACAATATTTCCATACTCATCATACGATTCAAATTCTATGTTTTTAAAATCTTCTTCCATAATCTTGTCAAGGATCTTGTGCTCAATCGGTAGATTCTTGAATTGCGATTTCTTCACATAGAGGAAAACCTTTTCTACATTCCTTACTCGCTTAATCATTTGGAGGCTTGAAATAACATCGCAACTCGATGAACAATCATAATGATAGTGTCTCTTGTAATGGTTTAAAATATTAACGCCAACAGTAATTGTAGGCGAATAAATTAAGACATCCCAAAGAATTTCTCTCTCTTTTTCTCCTATAATCTTAAGAATTTCTTTTTTGTGTTCAATCGAAAGGTCTCCAGAAACAAAAAGAACTTTTTTACCTTTCAACTCTAACTGTTTCTTAAGCTCTATTGCAAAACTCTTTGATGTAGTCGAGACAGATATTTTGTCATTATCTTCTATTATAGTTTTGATAAGAGTTTGCTCGTCGGTATCAACAAACAAAGAACAATCTTGTTGGTCTTTCCTTTTATTTTCTATTTTCAAAATCGAATCATATTCGCTTAGAAAATTATTTTCAAAACCTAGAAGAAAGGCGTCAGCTAATAAAATCGGCATCTTGTTAGTAAATATACTCATAAACTTTTTAATAGTCTGTCTCTGTTTTGTCGAAAGCGTTGATAGGTTCTGAAATAGAACAGAACAAAATTCATCTATAATGACTATGTCGAAGTTTCTAAGGTCGTATTTCCAAAGAGACTCAATTTGTACAATAAGAGAATCTCCTATTACATAATCATCATCCAAATATGTTTTTATATTATAGCGCTCAGAGTAGTCTATTGTCGAATTTATTCTATTACTTAAGAAAAGTATTCTTCTATTTTTTCTTTTCAAGACCTCTTCTATAATATTTGACTTCCCAGAACCCATAAATGATTTAATTTTTAGAGCAACAGAATGTTTTTTTGAAAGGAACGCCTCTATAAATTCGATAGTCTTCTCGTCAACCGACAAGTACTGTTTATCTACTTTATGGATTGTTTCAAAGGCGAATTTAGAATATAACTTATCTCTTAATCTCTGTTCTTGTTGTTCTTTTAGAAACTTTTTCCCTGTAAGAGTGTTAGCAAATTCTTTAAAAATGTTTACTGATTTATTCTTATCGTGATGATGCATTATAAATGGCGAATTTTCAAACCAAAAATAACCGTTCTTAGTTTTCTTTTCGCTATAATGCGAGAATTGAAAAGAGCCGTTATTGTTTTTATAATCTCGAACTCTTCTAAATCCCATTTCGGTAAACTTTTGAAGCGCCCAGTCTTTTTCAATATCTGAAGACGAAGGAATAACAAAATCGATTTGTTTTTCTTCAAATACTTCTAATGTGAGTTTACCATTACCGTTTAAGTTGTCTAAAATTATTTTAGAATTTTTAGTAGGCGCTTGATATGATGAAGCGTTCAATACGTGTTCATCTATACTACATATATTTTTTAGATGTTTATTGATTGTTTTAACATAAGATTTGATGATATCCCTTGAAAGAAAATCTTTTAAATAAAAAATTCCTTTCATATTAAAACAGTCAGTGTTGTTAAAGGAACGAGATGTAATTAGAAATACAGGAAAATCATTAAAGAGAAAATAATTTACAACCTTTTTAAATTGTGCTAATGTATCTACGTGGTCAATATCAAGAATAAAATAGTTTGATGTTTCCTTATATCTAAGAAATTCTTTTTTCCTCTCGCAAGTAATTATATCATCCGCTAGAGGATGATTCAAATAAAATGATGATGAAAGAAAGTCTGCTAGATTTTCCTTAGACACATTGTATGAAACGAATTGAAACTTATTATCTTTTGAAAATGGAACTTTCTTATTTGAATCAGTAATTAGTTGAGTAAATCTAAACACCTTCTAGAACCTTAGTGTTACTTGAGCAGGAAGACCTTCTTCTATGTTTTCATTGATTAGTATTTTAATCTGTTCCGGTTTAAAATTTCCATTAACCAACATCTCATTAAAATCTTTGTATTCTATTTCTTTTGGCCACATAAAGGCTTTAAATCCTTCATCCACATATTTCCTATAAGACTGTTTCGCTTTCATATCGAAATTATAATTGTCGAGACAAATAACATAGTCTCTCTTGTACTTAGAAAGAATTTCTGAAGAAGAGCCTAGAACAGCCATACTATTATCTTGACCTGTAGAAAGAGCGTCGAATATTGACTCACAAACAAAAACTTCCTTTGTTTTGTCAGTTTGAAATATATTCCAAGCCTTCGGCAGGCTTTCGTCAAATAATTTGGTAATAAATTGTTTTCCTACTAAACTCCTACCTTGAAACCCAAACCAAGTACCGTCTTCTCTTAAAAGAGGAAAAATGATAAAGTTGTCAAGATACATATCAAACACATTTAAATTTTTCGCTTGATATACTTGAATATTTCTTCGCTTTATTTCAGACAAGACTTTTCTTTTTTCAAGGTATTCTATCGCTTCACTATCAATTTCTTGAAATGGATTTTCAAAATCATCAATAACTTCTTCTTCAGGCTCTTTTTCTATTATAGGCGGCAAATCTTCAAAAACTAAATCATCAAGACTTTCTCCAGTCAATGATTTAAAACTGTTTTGTCTTAACTCATTTCTATAAGAGTCAAAAAATTCTGGACAATTTTCCTTGAAGAACTTATAAAAGCTTGAACTATAATCACAGTTAAAACAGTGTACATAGTCCTTTTTGTTGTTTTCTATAAACCAAAATCTTCTTTTTCTTTTGTTCTTCTTAGAATC